GCGGTGAATCCACACCGACTTGAGGTAGAAGTTTTAATAAACCCCTGTCGCGTAACTTCTTTGAACTACGACGGAGTGTTCTAAATGAAAATTTAGTAAGTGCATTATACAAAAGATGGTGAAACACTTAAATCACCATCCAAGACATATTTGTTCGGCTGGTAAAACCGCAATAAATATCGCTAAACCTACATATAAAAGCCTTTATAGAAAATATAAACATGTAAAACTAACATCTAATATGGTATCCAAATATATGCATAATTTTGCTTCGCTCCGCAGGCAGTATTAAAACTGCCCTTCCACTTTTAAAGGGTGTGGAATGGCCCTAAGACCTATAATGAGTGATCCATTCCTGAACCAAATCATCATAGGTTAAACCAAGCCGGGTACACAGAAATGTAATATTTGCTTCTTTGGCAATTTCTTTCATTTCTGATCTACGCTTCTCATACACATCACGCCCATGGTTAAACCACTCACGTAATGCGGTATCTACATTTAAAGCACACGCCATATCCTCAGTATCAACTGATGATTTATCACGAAGATAGCAATGCAATGATTTAAATATAGATTTATCAACTAATGCTCCTATATGACACTTTCTCTGATCACAATAAATAGATTTACGCTTTAAGAATTCGAAATCTTCTGGTTTGAGAAATCTGACTAACTCACTTTCTTTATCGGGCATGGTATAAATTTGACCGTATTCAGCTAAAAATTCGGACAAACCTTTGATACCGAATTCAGGTAAATCAGGATGCACAGATCCAATATTATCATCTCCATAAGTAATTAAGTTTACATACTCCCTAAAAGGTTTACGTAAAACAAAAGACTCTGGTTTAAATAATGTATAGAAATATGCACGCTGATTCAATGAACCACAAATACCATTTATAACAACCGTTAAAGAATTACCAGAAATATGTGTTCCCTCAGTAAGTCCTATTAAGTCACCATTAAAAGCAATTAATGCGTAAACAATATCACCTGCCATTGATTCCATTATAGTGATATCACTATCACAATATTGGCATGACTTAGCAAAATCAATCATAATACGCAAAGCTGCTAAAATAAGCTGTGAAGGAATCTTTTGGTCATACTTACCATAATCCCCCCCAATGAGACGATCTTTACCATGTTTAAAAACAAAATGGTGCAATTCGTCCCATTCAGGACCATGACTATTTATACCAACAGCACATTCTGAAACAAGAGGATTCATCTGAAGCACTCGAATAATAGGTAAATAATATTTACGAATTAAAAATGTAAGTGCTATAGGATTACCGTAAAATATACGGCATTTATCTTTACTCAAAACTTCATCCTTCTTACAAGCTTTAGCGATTGTATAGGCACGTTCACCGCGCCTATAGCACTCCTCACATCGACTTATTTCCTGATTAATTTCATCGATAAATCGCCATTTATCTTGCCAAATTTCATCAGGTTCTTCCTGGACTATATATTTACGCTTACTACCTGTTAAAGGGAATCCAATAGATGTTCCTAATTTGATACCATCCATAAATTTCTTACCTGGAATACCACAAGTGTTTTGGTAATATTCAAGGGGTCTACACCCATTCCACAACCCATTGCGGAAAATATTATCCAATGCACCTTTATAATCACGAACACAAATAGATAGTAATTCATGATCATATGGTAATGCAGGTACAGAGAGATTGGCTAAACATGTTTGCCAGCCAAACCAATCTGGTTTCATCTTTGGTGGTCCCCAAATATTAGGTACTCCAGTTACTTGCATAACGATATGGCTAATAGGTGTAACTCGTACATTAGAAAAACTTAATGCACGACCTGCACACTGGCCATAATATTCGACTTGTGAATTATGAGGCATATAATTGAGAGGTGATTTTGGATGAATAGATCCATCATTCAAAATTTCTTTCTCAAGAACTTG